TCCTATGTCATATTTATTCTGGCAACGACGGAAGTATACAAGATCCCGATCACAATCTTATCCCGCTGTCAGCGCTATGATTTTCATCGTATTTCCATCGATACGATCGCGGCACGGCTTTCGGATATCTTAAAAGCGGAAGGCGTGCAGGCGGAAGAAAAAGCAGTCCGCTATGTGGCAAAAGCAGGCGATGGTTCAATGCGTGACTCCTTGAGTCTCCTGGATCAGTGTATCGCGTTTTATCTGGGGCAGGAGCTGACGTACGATAAAGTGCTCGAGGTGCTCGGCGCGGTAGATACCGAGGTCTTTTCGCATATGCTGCGGGAGATCATTGCGGGCAATATCTTAAATACACTTTCGCTTTTGGAACGGCTCGTGATTGAGGGCAAGGAATTAAGTCAGTTTGTCAACGAATTTACCTGGTATCTGCGCAATCTGCTTCTGGTAAAAAGTTCGGATGACATGGAGGATGTGCTCGATATGTCAAGTGAAAATCTTGCACTCTTAAAAGAAGAGGCGCAGATGATCGAGCCGGAAGTGCTGATGCGTTATATCCGTATTTTTTCAGATCTTGCCAATCAGGTGAAGTATTCCTCGCAGAAACGGATCCTGATCGAGATTGCATTGATAAAGTTATGTAAACCGGAAATGGAATCGACCGGAGATGCGCTGGTGGATCGGATCGCAAGGCTTGAGCAGAAAATGGCAGAGGGGATCCCAGTGGCAGCAGTGCCGCAGACAGGAGCGGTGGTGACGCAGGAGCCGGAAGCACCAAAGAAAAAACTTGAAGTGCCAAAGGCGATCCCGGAGGATGTAGAACAGGTTGTCCGGAACTGGAAATCTCTGGTTCAGGATATGTCCGGGCTGATCCGCGGTTATCTGCGCCAGGTGACACTTTCCCTTGGCGGAGACAACATCCTGTTAATGGTTACGGATGATCCGGTGGCGGCGGATATTTTAAATACGCCGGAGCACCGCACGGAGATATCAGATACGATCGCGGAGCGGATCGGAAAGAGCGTGGAGATCAAGATCGAGCAGAATCAGACAAACCGGCCGATCGCGGAGAGTTATGTGGATCTGTCACAGGTGATCAACATGGATATCGAGATTGAGGAAGACGAATAAACAGTTGAAAAGAAATCTTTATCTGTGTTACTATAAACAATAAAAGCGTTTTAGGAGGAATTAGGAATGGCAAAACGAGGCGGATTTCCGGGCGGTATGCCGGGAAACATGGGAAATCTCATGAAGCAGGCGCAGAAGATGCAGCGCCAGATGGAAGAGGCCAGTAAAGAATTAGAGGAAAAAGAAGTGACGGCGGCAGCAGGCGGCGGAGCCGTAGAGGTGACTGTTTCCGGTAAAAAAGAAGTGACAAAAGTAAAGATCGATCCGGAAGCCGTAGATCCGGATGATGTAGAGATGTTAGAAGATCTTATCATGGCAGCAACCAACGAGGCACTGCGCCAGATTGAAGAGTTTTCACAGGCATCCATGTCCAAGATCACCGGAGGACTTGGCGGAATGGGCGGCGGACTGCCGTTTTAGGACGCGGCATTTTATAAAATGTTAATTAGTTCTTTTGTATTCTCTGTGTTATATTATATTTATCAGGCGGGAGTATCTATCCTGCCACTCTGGGTCATTCAGGCGTTTCGCCAGATTTTCAGCATAAAATTCAGGTAAATATAATATAACAGGAGGATCAATTTGAACGAAGAAAAATTAAAGTATGGATTAAAAAATGATTATATGTTTCGTGCCGCAATGCAAAGCAGTGAGAGAATGCTGCGAGGGCTGGTGAGTGCGTTACTGGATTTAAAGCCTGTAGAGATAAAAGAATGTCTGATCGAAAATCCGATTATACTGGGAGAAGACATTGATGAAAAAACCTGTATTTTGGACGTGAAGATACTGCTTAACAACAGTAAACGTTTAAATATAGAATTGCAGACAACCAATTACGGGGACTGGCAGGATCGTGGACTGTTATATTTGTGCAGAGCCTTTGATGATCTGGCGAAGGGCGAGAAATATTCTGAATTAAAAACAACGATTCACATTGGAATTCTTGATTTCACATTATTTCCGGATGCGCCGGAATTCTATTCTGAAAATCTTCTGATGAATACCAAAAACCATAAAATTTTTAATAGTAAATTTATTTTGCGTGTGTTAGACTTAACTCAACTGGAAAATGTGTCGGAGAAAGAAAAAGAAACGGATCTGTATTATTGGGCAAAACTTTTTCAGGCTGCAAGTTGGGAGGAGATAGCCATGTTATCTTTAGTAGTTAATGTATAGTAAGTTAAATAATAAATATATCCTAATAAACTCAGTAAATATAAGGGTTTGT